ATGCATCACATCACAAAGAGATCTTAAAGTTGATCTCTGTGCTCCTCTGTGAGTCTTATTTTCATAAAAATAGTTGAAATTGAGCTTTTGATTGATTTTGATTAAATTGAAGAATTTATTTGAAATGATATTTGAGTGAATTTTGAGATCAATTTAAAGATCTAAAATATTAAATGAAATGATTATTGAAATGAATTGATTAATAAGTAATTGAATTAATAAAAGAAAAACGAAAAAAACAGATAAGACCATACGAGAAAGACAGACAAAAACAAAAATTTCGCGATCAATAATGAATAAACAACATCAATAGAGTTTATATCCATTGAAAAGTGTTGGATTTAAAGAGTAATGAATAAATAATGTCACAAAGTAGTGACTAAGCTACAAAAAAAAGTGTGGTGCACGCGCCCGAAAACATTATGGGGATACGCGGGCGGACGGCATATCGATAGGCCTCTTAGATTTTTCTACCAAATTTTTGTCATTTATCTGGACATTGACAAAGCTTAATATCAAGCTGAGCCAGCAGCCAAACTCTAATTTCACTACGAGACATTATCTCAGTCCACGCGTTTGCGTAAGCTGTAACTCTAAGCTCTTCCTCTGAGTCCTCTAATGAGTTAGCATACTCAATGTGATGGTTGAGCTCATGCATCACCAGATTAACAGCATGCACTCCACCTTTCTCAATAATAGTCTTATCTAAGTATATTGTTGGTGGTGGTCCAGCTGTGTAGCTGCCTTGTTGATCCCCTACGTTACTTGCAATAACTGTATCAATTAAAACAATGTTTATTTCTTGGTAACCTATTGTTATTTTATTTGGTAATGCTAATGCTGCTGTACTCATAGATAATCTTAGTTCTCCTTAATATTACTTAGTATATATACTTATATTTAACCCCCAACCACTCCAATACGTGTACCTATTAATTAGGAGCTCTTAGAGCATCTATTACACTATCGTATAGGTTTGGTTACGTCTGGTGGATTTTGTCAATCCTCGTGCATCTATGAGCCATTAAAGCTATGAAATCCACGATGTCTTAGTCTTATGTTTGTCACCGATGGTGTGCTTCATAAAGCGGTCTAATTCTTGGTGAAACTTCTGCTCTCGAGCGCTTTGTTCAGCTACGATAGCATCTCGTCCTAAAAGCTCAGTCCAATACGATACTGCCATCGAAACGACATCAATTAAGTCGTCGTGTTTTAGAGCTCCACGATCTCGTGTTAAACGAGTCATTTGATAGAATAACTGATGGTCTCTATCGAGCTCAAAGTCCTTTCGGATTAATTCTTGGTCTACTACTAGTCTGTGTGAGTTTAATATTGGTTCTAAAGTATCAATAATTCTTTTTTCTTTTTGTACTGAACTTCGAGTATCTTCGATTGTACAAGGATAAACTCTAGCTAATACTGGTTCAAGTAGTCTATTAAACATACCGTCACCAAAGTTACTCTCAATAGTAATAGCGTTACAATTTCCTTTTTTAGCTGCTAATGCCAAATCGACTAAAGTCTTTTCATCATAACCGCCTTCAAGTGATCCAATATCTGTGAGATATAATATCCCATTGAGCATCTTAATAACAGCGTAAGCTGTTCTATCGGCTCCTCTTCCTGCTGGATCAATGCTCATAACAGAACCTTCAAATGGAAAGTAATGTTGTGAAGTGTGCATAGGAGCTACAAAGTAATCTCCTTTTAAACCTACATTTGGCAGCTCTGAGTCAAGAGCTTTAATTTGATCTATGCTATTTGCCCATTGTACTTTACCCGGAGCTTCTTTCCAAGTTGAACAACCTGACATAATAATTAGATCGTTTAATTTTAATGGATATTTATTTGTGTCAGATAAAGTTGTGTCTAACATAAATTGAAGAGAAAATCCTGATCTTCCGTAAGATGCTTCTCTTTCCATTAAGTCAACTTCGTCAAATCTTTTTGGATCTAATGGTTGACCTGGTTTGTATTTTTTATTTTGTTCTAAAATCTGTTTTGCAAGTTTATGACCGTAACTAACAATAGCTTTACTATCAGGAAATCTTGCAGGCCAAATTTGTGTTTTATAACCTCTTTCTTCTAATTCGTTATAAATTGATAATTCTGTTTGTGGTGTTCCAAGAAATACAATACGTCCTATTTCTGGTTTAATAATTGAATCAAACTCTTTAACTGTCTCAGATAGTCTATCTCTCATTAATTGTGTTTGAGAGTTGTTAGCTGATTCAACGTCGTCAGCAATAATTAAGTCAGCTCTAGAACCTGTTAATTGACCTGTAATACCCATTGATTTACAACTAGGAGCGTGTGATGCTCTTGCTGGTCCAACATCAAAAGATACTTTACTTGATCGTTGGTCGTCGTTTGGCTGCAAATGAGCTAGTATAGGAATTTCATTTATTAGTCTTTGAGTAAATGTACTAAAGTCATCAGCCCTAGTTTTAGACGCAGAGATAACTAAAATATTTTTTTGAGGATCCATTAACCAGTTCCAACAAGCAAATGCTGAAGTAATCCATGATTTTCCTGCTCCTCTAAAAGCTTGAATACATAAACGCTTTGGACCATATTGAAGATAGTCTGCCATCTGATATTGTATTTCAGTTGGTTCTGGTAATTGTAAATGTTTCCAAGCTAAATATAAAAAGTTTTTAAAAATCTTTAATTTAGCTGGTGTTGTCATTTTTGTTTATCCTCGTCTTCAAATGGTAAGTCTGAAAGTAAATCGACATCTGAACTTGCAGTAACTCCAGTACCGTAAGTTTTACAAACATCTAAACAAACTTTCATTTCTGATGCAGTTAAGTCTTCACCAGAAGTTAATTTTTTGTGAGCTTGATTTATAAGCATATCAACTATTTCATTTGCTTTTTCTTTAGTTGTTAAATCTTTTTTTGGCTCAATATCTTTCATATTAAAAAATTAATGCACCAAGAATAAATCCAGCTGTAAAATAAACTATTTCAGTTCTATTATGTAAAGACCAAATTTGTATTGGTACAATGTACTTGTCTATAAAGTCAGGTATTGTCATATTAATTAATTGTTATCATTAGCTCTATAAATTCTATTGTAGCTACGATACCAAGTTCAATAGCCAAAATAGTGTGATATATGTGCCAGACAACACTTCGTTTTTTAGATGAGTCTTTCATTAAGTTACAATATAATTGCAACTAAAAGTACAATGGCTGCAGCTATCACAACGTATCTATGATCGCTCCAGAAGTGTTTTATTTGTGTGTGTATTATTTTTTTATCTATCATAATTTTACTCCATAATTAAAGATGTAATTTTCTTTTCACCCATATAAATTTCAATATTTGCTTTTGATTTAATACATTTGTATTGAACCCTATCTGAATCTTTTAATTGTCGTTCTGCAACTCTTTTACCTTTTAAGCATTTACTTAAAGAATCTTGTATTCTGTGCTCTTTAATCTCGTGATCTACGATAAGTAAAAGTGCTATTACAGTTTCAACCATTAATGATTTCCATTTCTTAATTTTTCTATGTGTTTATTTATAGTATCAACTTGTTCTTTAAGATGATCTATGTTTACTTTGTTATACCTTGATGCTTCAATTTCTTTTTCAATTGATTCTATTTGACCGGCAAGGTGTTCGATCAACATGTATAATTCTAAATTTTTTGGTTCTTGTTCTGCTTTTTTAAGAAGATCAGCTTGAAATAAAGTATCTGATGTTTCTAATTTATTTAATCTTTCAATAACACCAAACGCAAACCATGCACCTAAAACTATTGCGCCGATCAAACCAATTAAGTTACGTAACGGAAGACCAATGTTTGTGTTTTCGCTTATTTTCATTTCTTGCCGTTTCTAAATATTTGTGTACCTTTTATTCCATAAATACTAGCAACAACTAAAATCCACAAATTTGTAAACCATGACGGTAGTTGCTGGAATTGTTCAAAAAATTCTTTTATTTTTGCTGAAGCTGTTGGATCATCGCTAAAAACTCCGTACGCAATTACCAAAATTGGCAGTGTAAGTACGATCAAAACAAATTCGTCTTTCCAATCTGATTGACGAGCTTCTAATAATTTTCCACTATACTCAAGTTCACCATCAGCCATCTTTTGTGCGTGAGCTGCTTGAGCATCTGCCATACGCATTTTAGTTTCTTGTTTCTTTTTGTAAATATGCGTACCAGCATTTAAAGCTAATTTTAAAGCACTAAACCACATTATAGTTGACAACCTTTCATAATATCTGAAAGATCTTTAGCTCTATTAGGAGTTTGTTGATACCAACGACTATCTAACATTTCGTTACCAGCGTTGACATAATCGCCATCACCTAAATAAGCCCACATGTTTTTAAATTTACTAACACCGTGACCTCCGAGCTGAAAGCACATTTCGATTATTACTTCTTTAGCATTTGGTAATAAATCAATATCACCAATTACATTCTCGGCGGATTGTACGGCATTGTTAAAATCTTTTTCAAAACAAACTTCCAGATCTTCTTTAGAATATTCTTTACCTTCTTCATAAGTATCTTCCTCTGTTATTAAGTGTCCGTAACCGATGGTCTTTTTTCCTAAACTATCTTTATATATTTTAGGAACAAATCCTTCGTGTTTTTTAATTCGTTCTTTTAATTGATCGTACATTATTATACTCCAGTTCCTTTTTTCTCTTTCATGTCAGGTGCGCAAATAAATTTTATATATATTTGGTGTTCATTAACTTCTAATTTTCCAATTTCTTTTGTTTTTTTAATTGATTCTTCATAACCACCTAACAAGCAATCATACTGATTATTAAATGTTGAGAGTTTGTGAGGTTCCATGCATTGATTAGCAGCAGCGCTGCACATTATCATAAATAAAGCTATTTTCATTTTTTATGTTGTCTCCTTTTGTGTTTGTTCATAGAAGACCACTTAATTCTTGCAGGATTTTTAGATATACTTGTTTTTTTAAATCTTGATCTTGTTTCGTGTTCTACTTTTGCATATAGATTATTTTTCTTTTTTGCCATTAAGGTAAGTGACGTTCAAATTCGTCCATCTCTTCTTGATCTTCGATTTTTTCTTTTGCTTTGTGTAGAATATCTGAAGCTTCTGCTATTTTATCTTCAGCATCTTCAATTAGTTCTTTAACAGTTTTTCGTTTTTTATTTGCCATTGTATTGAATAAATCCTAGAATTGCTGCAGCTAAACCTCCAAGAAATACTAATACATGTATCATTCCTTTACCTTTTGATACGTCACTTCTTAATGATTTAACTTCAACTTTTAATTCTTCTATAGATTTAAACAATGTCTTCATACGTTCAGCACAAACTTTTTCGTGTGAAGATATACGTAATCCAAGACGTTCATTAAGAACTTCTTGATTTGCTTTTTTTCGTGGCATTGTTGTTAATAAAAATTGATTACTCCTCTAATACACAGAACTACAAAACATAGTTCCATCAAAGCTCTAGGATAATCTCGATCTTTAAAACCAAAATACGCCCAAGCTAATGTTGATATTCCGGATATACCCCAACCTAATGAAAATAAATTAATATTAGTGTTGGTTAATAACCAAGTGCCAAGCATAGTTAATGCAAAGGCAAGCCATCTTACCATAGGCACTCTCCATAATTTTTTTATAATTATAAAACGATTGTATCTGCTTCTTCTTGTGTTAGAGCTTCACCTGCTACAAGTTTAGCTTTAGCACTAGCTTTAAGAGTTTCTTTTTCTACTTCTGAGTCTTTTTCTGCTTGACGTTTAGCTGTTTCAGTTTCATCTCTAGCTTCTTTTGCAGAAATTTCTTCAGAAGTTAATTCAACTTCTCTATATCCGTCTTTATCTAATATTCCTTTTTTCATTTATTCTCCTATGATGTTTTTAATCCATATACTTTTAAGTAGTCTATATATATATTTCCACTACTTGCAAATAAGGTAAATCCAGTATGTTGTTGAGCAACATTGTAATAACCTTGACCATGTCTTGAATATATGTGATTAGTTTCGTGTCCACCACCAGTCATTACTACACTTGTTCTATAAGATGCTGAAAATGGATTTATAAAAGTTAATCTATAAACATTTGCGTCAGACCCACCACCTAAATTTGAAAGAGCTATATTACTGTCGTTCCAATCTCCTGTTCTTTGGTCGCCATTTCCATCAGAATTATTCCAATAATAACCACTAAAAATATGTCTATAATTACTGCCAGTTTGAGGGGTGTTTGCCGCAGTATTAAATTGAAGTTGTGTGCCATTACCTGCCGCAGTACCATACCAATTATGAATAAATACTTCGTAAATGTCATAATCTGCTGAAAATAAATCAACATGAAGGTCACTTGTATTTGAAGTTGAAGCTCCACCTAAATATACATAGTCAGATGATAATGTTCCGTATTCTGGTGCTGTTGCACCTGCGTTCATTTTAAGAACCTGTCCTGCTGTACCTTTAGCTAATCTTTGTAAACCAGAGCCATCTCTATATAAAATGTCACCTTGAGTTGTTAATGTTGTGCCAACGTCAGTACCGTCAGTACCTTTTGTTGCCATTGGTTGAAAGTACGTTGTATTAGTTGGAAGGTTACCTGTACTTGCCAATATGCAAATGTATGACGATCCGTTGTACGAAGTTACGTCATCAACGCTATAAGCTGTTGAACCATTGTAAGCACCCTTCCAGTTAAACTTCAATGATCCTATATTTACTGTTGCCATTTTATCTCCTTAAATTGTAGCAATTAGATCGCCATTATTATCCATAGACCAAGTGAAACCACTTGCACTATATAAAACATCAGCAAACGTGGCGTATGTTGCGTTTGAAATGTTATCTTGACCTTGATCGGTCGTAATTACTCTTAAATTATCTTTCATTGGTGCAGGAGTATTTGCTTGTCCTCCCATACCAGTATGTGAACTGCAATAGTAGTGTAATGTTGGTGCATTACTTGGCACTACAATTGTTACTTGAGTTGCTGAGTCTACAGTAACTCCAGTTGTGTATTCAGTTGATCCTGCTGCATCAGTAGCAGTTGCAAATCTAAATGGGTGTCCTGATGGGTGTGTAAACACATAAGTATTACCTTCAAACAATTCTAAAGTATCTTGTTGTACTCCATCAATATAATATTTACTTCCGCTTTCTGTAACTGTTTTGTGAATAGTTGAAGCTGTAGAATATCTTTCAAATCCATAAACTTCTGCTGAACTTGCATTACCTAAAACCCAACCGTTTCCAGCATCGTTAACTTTAAATACGTTTCCTGCAGCAATTCCAGCTGTACTTAATTTAGCTGCTGTAACTGATCCATCATTTGGTTGTAATTGTACACCATTTCCAATGTGTAAAATCCAATCCATTGTATCAGAGCTACTTAAAGTTGCTCCTGTAAAAGTTATTGTAGATGTGCTTGTAGTAAAATTCCCATATTGTACAACACCATTAATTGAACAAATTATATTAAAAGGTGAAAGTGGTGTAAATGCTACTCCACCTTTAGTTAAATTGTATGTTGTTGCACTCGATAAAGTAATTGTATCTAATTTATCTATTTGTTGAATGTCGGATAAACCAACTCCTATATAAGCCATATTAATATTGTAATGATACTCCTCTTATTCTAGCTTCTTTTGAACCAGAAGATTGATTAGCAAATTCTAATTTATATTTTAATTGTGTACCTGCTGTTACTGAAAGGTCATTGACTTTCGCCATCTTAATACCAGTAGCAAAATCTGGTAAAGCTGTAAGTGTAGCAGTTGAATAGTTGCTACCATTATCAGCAGAAAGTTTTAAAACTATATCTGTATTTAATGCGTTAGTACCTGCGTTGTCTTGATAAGTAATTACTGCACCCATCTTGTTTGTTGATGAAGCTGTAATTGCATTTCCCTCAAACGAGCCAGTTGCACTTGTTGATGAAATTGTTTGTTGTGCTGTTCCAATAAGACCAAATTTATCATAACCAATGTGATTTGAACCAGACATATAAAAACTTAAAACAATATATGGATAACTTGTTGAGTTAGAAATTGTATGGTCGTAAACAGTTCCATGACCCATTTGTCCAGTACTTTGTGGGTGTCCAAGTTCAACAAGAGTACCACCACTAGAAGCTAACCCATATATTTTTACACCTGTTATACTTCCACCACCATTACGACCTACATAACTTGCTACTCCATTTGGTGTAAAACCAGTATAACTGCCTTGTTTAATTTCATAAATTACATTGAAACGACCATTACTAGCAGAACCACCATAGTTATTTTTCCAGTTTACATCACTACCACCATCTTGCCAAAAAGAACCACTAGATGGAGAATGATTTACTGTAGCATGGTCCATTGTAATTCTAGCAAATTGTAAATCTGAATAACCACCATTACCATCTCCCATAGAAAAATTACTTTCATTACCACTATCATAATTGCTATCGTTAATTCTTAATGCTACTCCACTTACTAAAGATGAGGCATTTGAAGTTGAGGTTGAAGTATTCCAACCTAAAGTCATTGAGGTATTTGAACTAGATGTGCTTGTTGTATCTATATATTCACTAGCATTTCGTAAGGTATTAGTTAAATTTGTAATCCCAGAACTATCTTGAAATACATCAAAGGAAGCTGAGTTAGTATTACTTGCATTAAGATTTTCTTGCGTGTGTATTCTTAATCCTAACGTAGAAATATCATTAACAATTTTATTATCATCAAAAGAAGTTGCGTGTTGAGAAACATTAGAAGCTGCAATCCTATCGTCATTAAAAGTTCCTGACGTAATTTTACTTGCGTCTAGATTTGGAATTTCTGCCGCATCTAAATTTATTGCTCTATTATTTACTTTTATTAAAGCCACTAATTTCTCTCCCGTATTTTAAATTTATTTTTATAAAACTATTGTATTAGCTTCGTCTTCTGTTAATGCTTCGCCAGACATAAGTTTAGCTTTTGCACTAGCTTTAACATTTGGTAAGTTATTTTCTTTTTCATTTAACTCATCAAGTTTTGCTTGTATATCTTCAACTGGAATAGGTGTTGTACCATTTCTCCAAGTTATAGTATTTATATCTTCTCCATCTGCTAAATTAACTTCAGCTTTAGGATTTATTGATAATATTGCGTCTAGTATTGTTTTCATTATAAAGTATCTCCTGTTCCATTGAATGTCCAACTTGCGACATCACTTGATAATTCTATTACTTCTAAAGTAATTCCATGCCTATATGTATTGTATTGGCTAATTTGATTTACTTTAACATTTTCTCCATTATTAGCTCTTACATGAATACGATAATTTACTGGAGAGGTTGTGTTAGGATAATCTCTAGCTTGAACATATGCGTTATGATAAGGGTCGCCAGTACCATTACCAAAAACATGCTTACCACTACCAACTAAATTAACAATAGTACCAGTTCCGTTAATTTGTCTCCCAATAACAACTCCCCCATATTGGTCAAATTCTGCATTAACTGTTGCTTTTATAAGAAATCTACTTGATGCAGATTGTGGAGTGACATCTATTCTGTAAGGTATAAATGCTGAATTAACAGCACCTAATTCTTGCCAAGAGCCATCTCCAACATTTGATGTTGAAGTACCATTATAAGAATTAAAGTTTACTGATAAAACTCCACCTGATACTGTTCCCCATTCTGGGTGATTAGTTCCTTGTTTTAAGACATTGCCAGATGTACCTTTTGCTAGTCTCTGTAATCCAGATCCATCTCTGTATAAAATGTCACCTTGTGTTGTTAATGTAGTACCTACATCTGTACCATCTGCTCCTTTAGCCGCTAATTTTGTCCAATAGGAAGCGTTGGACGTTGCATTACCAGTAGAAGCTTGAATACAAATGAAAGTTTCATCTGATTGCGTAACAATATCATCAACAACGTATGCTGTTGAGTTATTATAAGCACCTCTAAAAACTGGCTTAATTCTTCCTAAATTTACTGTCGCCATTTTATTATTTTCTCCTTATATTATTTTTAAACTGTTACGTTCAGATTGCCATTTGCGTCAACTGTAAACGTAAGTCCTTTTTTACTGAAAAAACTTTCATCATATAAATCAGTTTGTTCAGTGTTGTTTGTAGATACTGATAAATTATCAGAACCATTTGTATAATGAAGTACAAGATCTTCTTTTTGATTTCCTGTACCATTCGTTTTTACAAATCCGTATAAATCTGTGTTACCTAATTGCTCTCTTGCTGCTAAAGCTATATCAACTAATTCAACTGCACCATCTTGTATTTCAGCTGAAGTTGTTATAACGCCACGAGGAGATTGTCCAATGTAAGCCATTATGTACTAATTGCATCAACAGCAGAAATCCAAACATCACAAGAACTTGCAACATCAGATTTTACTTTGATTACATCTCCACTTTCTACAACAATTTTTGCACCACCATCGATAAGCTGTAATTGTGAGCCAACCGGAATTGGCGCAGATTTAACTAAATAAATATCATTAGAGCCATCATTAATATAAACATCTACATTAATTGAACTACTATGAACATTTGTCAAAGCTATACCAACAATTGTATCGTAACTATTTGCAGTATAAACATCTGCTACTGAAGTTCCGACATTGTTTGAAGTGTATCTTCTAAAGTTTTGAGCCATTTATTATTTCCTTTTTTATTAAAGAGCTATCGCCATTGCGATAACTAATCCTGTTGTTACTGTTGCACTAGATGCACTATTAGCTGCTTGTGTTGCAGAGTTAGCTGCTGCTGTCGCTTGATTTGAAGCAGTAGTTGCGTGACCTGATGCTGTGTTTGCGTGACCTTGAGCTGTTGATACATGTCCAGCTGCAGTTGCCGCGCTTGCTGCAGCATTATTTGCTTGTGTTGTTGCATTTGCTACTGCAGTATTGTTTGTTGTTAATATTGAATCTGTGTATGCTTTTGTAGAAGCGTCTTGTGCTGATGTTGGATCAGCAACATTTATAATTCTTTTATTAAGAGCATCGTATTGAAAGTTTGAAGTATTTTGTCCTAGTTTACTGCCTGTATTATCAATACTTTCTTGTGCTAAGAAAAATGCTTGTTTACTATCAGTATCTAAATCTTCTTCTTTTAATACTGAACCTGATGCGTAATCAGTTAATCTTGTATTTTGTGATGAATTTCTACTAAATTTAATTAAAGCTCCATTAGAAGGAGCTGGTGATATTGTAGCAACTGTTCCACCACTAGAAAAAGTAAAAGATGTAGATGAACCGTCTACTGTACATGAAACGTGTGAAGAATCTAAGTAAGCAAAAGTTATCGAGAAATTGGTAGTATTACCATCTCCAGTATATTCTACAAATGAATTAGCCATATTAATACATTAAAACCTTTTCTAAGTTATTTTGTGTTTTATCTAAACGTGTCCCAGATTGATCTGATTTTAATAAACCACCTTTTGTTTTTTGAGCTGCTTTTATAGCTTCTTTTACTTCTGGATATTCTTTAATCATTTGAGCATAAGCTTTCTTTTTAAATACTTCATAAATTTTCTTAGCCATCATTTCTTTACCACCATCAAAATTAAGATCGCCAGATTGTCTCATTCTCCATGAAGATTTTTTAAACTCTGCTGCATAATATTCTTTTATTGTTTTACCATTCCATTTAACTTTACCAATTTGTTCTTGCCAATAATCATAAGCAGATTGTTTGCCATCTTTTTCATACCTTTTATTTTTAAAATCTCTTAAATCTACTATTTTAAATTTAATTGGTTCTGGCGCTGTTAATCCTATTTTTAAAGAAGCCAATTCCATTATATCTCTGTTTAAATCTAATTCTGATTTTTGACCTATACCTGTTGGTCCTGTAAACCATGATAAAATTCCATCTGAATCTGTCCAAAATCCTGTTGTATTTCTTTCAATATGTTCACCAAATACATCTCTTTTCTTTTCTAATTTACTTTCTGCAAATGGTGTTTTTGAAATAATTTTATCTACCCAATCTCTTGTTTCATAAACATTTTTGTCTTTAGGTAAAATAAATGGAATACCTTGACTTCTCATTGATGCATAAGGAATAAAATTACCTAATACATTTCCGGCAAATCTTTCAAGATTAGCTGGTGTTATATCTCCCGCTAACTCTGCTACTTCTGCTATACCTCTTGTGTAACTTTTATCTGTTACACCTCTCATTGTAGATAACACAGCTGCTACAAATAAATTGTATTTATCTTCTTTATTTATATTTCTAGAATTTTCTACTAAATCTGCAATTATACCTTTAACAAAAAATCTTGGATCTAATCTATTGTAAGCTTTGTAAACAAATTTACCATTACCTTCATCAACTAAAATTGAATAAGGTTGCCAACCAGTTTTTCTCCAAAGATTTTGTGTTGCTTTATCTCTTGGTCCACGACCAGTTAATTTTGGTAATTTAGTTCCATCTGGTAATTCGACATAAGTATAAGCTAAATCAACTGCATACATTGTAGCTGCCATACCAAACATTTGTCTACCAATTACTTCTGCTCTAGCTCTTGGATCACCTGAGTTCCACAAAGTTCTATTTTGTTTTGTAAATGCTCCTAATCCAGGAATACGATTACCAAAGTGTCGCCATAAATTTGTAGGTGTTCTTATAAATGGAGCTATAAATCTTAATTCAGGTACTCTATTAAAGAAAGCTTCTATAGCTGAACCCCAATTTCTATAAGATCCATCTTTTAAAGCATTTGTAAATGTTCCTTTTCTTGCTGATTCTAAAGCATCTGCAACTATAGGAAGATCAATATTAGCAGTTCCATTTTCTTTTAAAGCATTATTCATTATTTGCTCTATGTTTTCTTTAGCTGCTTTTGAATTTAATTTGTAACCACGCTCTAAAGTATTTTCAACTGCATTAGCGTATAGTCTTCCATTAAAATTAATTTGTTTTAAAACTTCATCTCCAGTTAAAAGTAATCTTGATGGTAATTCTAAAAAATGTCCAAACCAATCTACAACAGTTCCAATTTTTCCATTAAATCCTAAATTATCTGCTGATATTGGTCTTACTGCTCTTCCACCTCTAATTTCTAAGTTATCTTGAGTTCTCATTAAAGGATCTAATACTGCATCACCTTGTCTAAAAGCTAAAGCAGTCATTTTAAGAGTCTGTCTAAAATTCATTATCATACCTCTGTATTGAGCAAAACCTAATCTTACAGTTTTTAAATCTCCTCTTAATGCACCACCACCAATAATTTCTAATGGCACATAAGCTATTTCATATAGACCAGAAGTCATGTTAACTGCATGAGTCCAAATACCTGAAAGTAAAGAATTTATGTAAACACTATTTGTTACTTCAATTGCTTTTTGTGTTTTCGTTTTTGCAACTTTTTCTAAAATTTCATCAACATCTTTTAAGTTTGCTATTTTGTTAGCGATTGTAACTGCATCACCTTTAAAATTTAAAATTGTATCTGCTGCTTTTTGAACATCAATTAATTTACCAGTTCCAGTTAAACCTTTAATATTACCAGCTTGAGTAGTTCTAGCTGCTCCTCTTATTTGCTTTTTTAATCCTGTAACTGTTTCTCTTATAATTTGTGAATATCTTGCTACATCATCTAAAGCATCTTTAGACCAAGCTTTTCTATCTTTACCAAATGATTTTACATATATAGCTGATTGATCTCTAAATTGTATTACAAGATCATTTAAAATCTTTTTTGTAGCTAACATACGAATTACACCTTGATCTGCTTCTGCTGATATTTTAGGTAAAGCTTTAAGTAATTCTTCTGGTTTAATAGCG